ATGTAAATCAGTAGAATAACAGTTCCCGCAAGCCTCTCAACGATGCGCAACCTGCGGGCCATTAATTAATCTCGCCATTTTGGTATTGTTGGGCGAAAACTAACAAGACATCACCGGACGCGACCGGGGTAAAAAGCGAAGATGAAAGGGAGGATATTAATGGATTGGTTGAAAAAATTACTTGAAGGTTTATCTGAGGAACAAATCAACAATATTACAAAGGAGGTTGAGAAACACTACGAAGGATTTATCCCAAAGCACCGTTTTGACGAGGTGAACGAGGCTAAAAAACAGCTTGAAAAATCTTTGGCTGAACGTGATAAACAATTAACAGAGCTTAAGAAGTCTGTTGGTGACAACGAACAGCTCAAACAACAAATCGAAAAACTCCAGGCTGAGAATAAAACCGCCAAAGAAGAATACGAGACCAAACTCAAAGACATGGCGGTTACTACAGCTATTAAATTGGCTGTTGCTGGAGAAGTACACGATCCAGATTTGATTGTTACTTTATTGGATAAGTCAAAAATTGAGATTGATGAACAAGGTAACATTAAAACTGGACTGGAAGACCAGATTAAAGCTTTGCAAGAGAGCAAAGCTTTTTTATTTGTTCAGAAGGATGATAGTGGTAAAGGTGTTTTTAAGGGTATTACGCCGCCTGACGGCAGTAATGATAATACCGCTAAAGGGATTAAGAATCCTTGGTCCAAAGAACATTTTAATCTGACTGAGCAAGGTCGGATACTTAGAGAAAACCCAGAGCTGGCACAACAATTGCAGGCTAGCGCTAATTAAGGAGGGTGATGAAATGGGTTGGGAAGATGCGTTGACTTACAACAGCGATAAAATAGCCGCAACTAAGGCTAATTTGACTGAAGTTTCTACTCTGATTAACAACAGAGTTCAATTTATCAACAGGACACGTGGAAGGCTTACTCTTGAAGAGCAAGAGCTTTTGCTGATTAAAGACAAAGTTGATAACAGACTCGCTGATGTCCAATCTATTTTGGATGTAGCAACGGTAAAAACGGCTATTGCGGGAAAAACGTATGAAATGGACCAAACTGATGTCGCAGATGGTAATGAAGCTGAAGCCAGTATTATAGCGGCAATTACGGCTATTATTGATGAGTTGGAACTCAATGATGTTAGTTACGAAATTGAGAAAGTGTCCTATACGTCCGCTATTGCGGGAACTGAAGGTAATGCTAATGGAACAGATGGGAGTTTTGAATTTAAAGTTAAATTAACGAAACGAATTAAAGAAGATGAAACTGGTACCTTAACCATGACTATTAAAGCTACACCTTATAGTGCCGGTTAATAATTAAAGGAGGTATGAAATAATGTCTATAACTAGAATTACTGATGTTATTGAACCTAGTGTATTTACCCCGTATACCATTCAAAGGACAATGGAGTTGTCTGAGTTAATTAAGAGCGGAATTGCTCAAAATGACAGGGAATTTGATGCGCTCGCAAGCGGTCCCAATGTCCTTGTTAATATGCCTTATTGGAAAGATTTGACTGGTGATCTTGAAGTTATGGATGATACCGGAGAAACCAGCCCTGGTAAAATCGAAGCTGGTAAGGATATGGCCAGGAAGCTTGGTTTTGTGAAATCTTATGGAGCGAACGCATTGAGCGCTTTGCTTTCCGGCGATGATCCAATGAGGGCAATTGCTGATTTGTTCGCCGCATACTGGAACAGACAATATCAGAAGGTTTTGCTCGCTGTACTCGATGGGATTTTTGATTCTCCCAGTATGGCAGACAAAATTCATGATATTACTGGAGCTTCCGATTCTGACGCTCAATTGCTTAGCGGTAAAACTCTTTTAGATGCAATCCAGTTGATGGGTGACGCAAAAAGTGCAATAACAGGTATGATGATTCACAGCGCTACTGAAACTCATCTCGCAAAAAACGATTTGATTAAATATGAGAAAGAATCTGGCGGTAAGGTCGAAATGCCGTATTTCATGGGTAAGCGTGTTATTGTGGATGATAGTATTCCTGTTGATACAAAAACTGGCGCAACAATCGTTTATTTGTTTGGCGAAGGTGCGATTGCCTGGGGTAACGGTTCTCATCCCGATATTCTCCAAACAGAAGTTGTGAGACAAGGTCTTTCTCTCGCTGGTGAGGATATCCTCGTTAATAGGCGTATATCCATTCTCCATCCTCGTGGGGTGAAGTGGGTAGAGCCTGATGACGGTACAGAGAAAGCATTTCCGAAACTTACAGAATTGACCACAGGCGCAAACTGGGTGAGAGTATACGAACCGAAAGCTGTTCGTATTGTGAAGTTTGTGTGCAAAATCACATAATGAGAGGGGTTTAATTCCCCTCTCTCTTTATTTAAAGGGGGGGTGGAGGGATGCCAAAAGAGCTGACATTGGAAGAAAAGCGAATTCTAAAATTGCGTGAACGAGTGTTAGCAAATCAGAAGAAAAACGCCACCGAACCGGAACCAGAACCGAAAAAAGGTGGTAAGAAGAATGCTAAAAAATGATGTAATCCAAAAACTTGAAATGTTTGGTTGTGTGGTGGATACTTATGCTGAGAAATTAGTTGATTTATGTATTGAAAAAGCTGAGAATTATATATTAAGTGCCACTAACCAAACCGAAATACCGCAAGGTTTACACCAAGTTACTGTAGATATGGCTGTTGGTGAATATTTGTTTATTTTGAAAGCCACTGGGAAACTTCCTGAGAATTTTAATTTGGAAGCTGGAATTAAACAAATCAGCGAAGGAGACACGACTGTTACTTTCGCCGTTGGAGTAGGGGACCAAACGCCGGAACAGAGGTTGGATGCTTTAATTAACAAATTAACAACACCACCTTCCGAATTGTTGGCTAAATACAGGAGGCTAAAATGGTAAATGCGGTGAGAAAAGCGATTGAATCACTTTATACAGGAAGATGTACTGTGATTGAGTATCGTAAAGTACAGAAAGCCAACAAATCAATTGGTTTCGAGGAAGTAACAGTTATCGAGAATCAACCTTGTAGGTTATCTCACTCTAGAGTAACAAAAGCGAATGAGACAGAATCTGCTACAGAGATTACTCAAACGCCAAAAGTATTCCTCCCTCCGGAACTTCAAATAAAACCTGGCTCCAAACTAGTTATAACCCAAAACGGCAGAACAACAGAATTCAAAAACTCCGGAGAACCCGCTGTATATTCCACTCATCAAGAAATAATGTTGGAATTGTTCAAAGGGTGGACGTAATGGTCAAATGGGGCGATTGTGATTTTAAGGAGCTTGAGAAACTTCGAGATAAATTAACGGAACTACAAATGAATGATTTTATGGAAGCCTGCGCTAAAGAACTGGCTGCAAGATTGCTTAGGAAAGCGATTAAACGAACTCCCGTTGGCCAATATCCACCTGGTTCTGGTAAAGTTGGAGGTACGCTCCGAAGGGGTTGGACGGCGAAAACTGAAGAGGAAGCTAAAAGCGGTGGTAAATCTAATGCTACAAATTATGCTAGATCATTGCCTATTACCAAAACTGGTAATATGTATGAAATCGAAATAATCAATCCAGTACATTACGCTTCCTATGTGGAATACGGACATAGAACGAGAAATCATAAGGGTTGGGTCCGGGGAAGGTTTATGTTGACGATTTCGGAACAAGAAATTGATGCTCAAGCTCCCAAAATCTTAGAAAAGAAACTCCGGAAGAAGCTGGAGGAACTGTTCAAATGATTAATAAGATAATTGACGGAATCTGCATGGCTCTTAATCTCGAATTCGGGGATGAATACGAAATTTACACTGAATCAATAGAACAAGGTTTGGAAGAGCCTTGTTTTTTTATTAATTGTTTAAATCCAACAAACGATTTGTTTATAGGTAATAAGTATTGGAGAACACATCAGTTTTGTATTCAATATTTTCCCGCTACAAATGAACCATACAACGAATGTAATGAAGTACAGGAAAGATTATACGATTGTTTAGAACTAATCGAAGTCGATGAGGAGTTAGTTCGTGGTTCTAAAATGAATGGGGAGATAATCGATGGAGTTTTGAATTTTTTTGTTAATTATGATGTATTCGTTAGAAAAGTTGGGATTCCAGGTGAGTTTATTGGAGAAATTGATTATACCATTAGACCAAAGGAGTGATGTGAATGGCTAAGGTGGAAAAAGAAAAAATTACTTTCACTAAAGAACAGTTGTTAGATTCGAAGAAATATAGTCACAGAAAAGACATCTTACAAGTATTGCTCAAAGATAACCAGCAGTACACGTTTGAGCAAGTAGACAACCTCATTAATGGTTTCTTAAAAAGGAAGGTGAAATAAATGGCTCTTGGCGGTGGAACTTTTATTGCGCAGAATAAAATCTTACCAGGCGCTTATATTAACTTTATTTCTTTGGCTAAAGCTACATCTGCATTGTCTGATAGAGGAATAGCAGCTATGGCTTTGGAGTTGGATTGGGGTCCTGAGGGTGAAGTTTTTGAGGTAACTAAGGAAGATTTTTTAAAGAACTCGCTCAAAATCTTCGGTTACGATTACTCCCACGACAATCTGAAAGGTTTACGTGATTTGTTCCTTAATATCCAAAAGTTATATGTCTATAGGTTAACCAGTGGAGGGGTTAAAGCCACAAATGCATTTGCAACGGCTAAATACTGCGGACCACGTGGAAATGATTTGAAAATTGTTATCCAAACCAATGTTGATGATGATCAGAAGTTTGATGTTAAAACAGTGTTAGGAACAACTATTGTAGATGAACAAACTGTGGCTTCTTCGGTTGAATTACAGAATAATGACTTTGTGACATTTAAAACTGACGCTCAATTAACTGTTACTGCCGGTACTGCATTAGTTGGGGGTGACAATGGAATAGTTGATGGAACGGCACACCAGAACGCTCTGGATGCGTTTGAGGCATATAGTTTTAACGCTCTCGGCGCTGTAACGACTGATGACACTATTAAATCTCTCTACGCAGCTTACACCAAACGTATGAGGGATGAAGTTGGTCAGAAATTCCAATGCGTCCTCTATAATCACGCTGCTGATTACGAAGGTGTAGTCAACGTTAAGAATAAAGCTACTGAAGAGGAACCGGCTCTGGTTTATTGGGTTACTGGTGCAATCGCAGGGTGCCCAGTTAATAGGTCTAACCTTAACAAGATATATGACGGTGAATATACGGTGGAAGCTGATTACACTCAGGCGCAGTTAGAGGATAGTATTAAAAACGGACAATTTACGTTCCACAAAGTTGGGTCCGACATTCGTGTGCTCTCTGATATCAACTCGCTTGTAACTTTCACTGAAGATAAAGGTGCTATATTCCAGGATAACCAGACGATTAGAGTTATTGACCAGATTGCAAATGATATTGCTGTAATGTTTAACACTAAATATCTCGGCGTTGTTCAAAATAATGAATCTGGTAGAATTAGTTTTTGGTCTGATATTGTGAAACATCATGAGGAATTACAAGCCTTGGGTGCTATTGAAGATTTCTCTGATGAAGATGTTATTGTTGAACCTGGTGAAAGTAAAAAATCGGTAGTTGTAAATGACAAAATTACTGTTGTTAATGCTATGGCTCAGTTGTATATGACTGTCGTTGTAGCTTAAAGGAGGGGTGATAATGGCTAATGTGATGTTGTCTAAAGACGCTATTTCAGCGAAAACTGCAGAGTGTTTTATTACTATTAACGGAAACAGATATAACTTCATGAACTTGATTAATTTTGAAGCGACGATTGAGAAAACAAAAGCTGAAGTTCCGATTTTAGGGCGAGTTATGCGAGGGCATAAAACTGTTGGTCTGTCTGGGAGTTTCAGCGGAACAGCTCATTATAATACCTCTGTGTTAAGAAAACTATTAGTTGATTATAAAAACACAGGTATCGATACTTATTTCGAAATCCAAATTACAAATGAGGACCCAGCTTCCGCAGCTGGTAGACAGACGATTGTTTTACTTGGTTGTACTACTAATGGCGGTACACTTGCAAAATTTGATGCGGATGGTGAATATTTGGATGAAGAAATTGAAGGGACTTTTGAGGATTTCAAGATGCCTGAGGAATTTAGATTATTAATGGGTATGTAAAGGGGTGATTAAATGTCAAACTTGAGGTTATTTCTAAAACAAAATAAAAAAGTAAAAGAAAACACTAAATATGCGGCCACAAAATCATTAGTAGATGAAAATGGAGAGCCACTATTGTGGGAAATCCGTCCAATCAAAACTAAAGAGGATGAGAAACTCAGAGATGAATGCACTCGTGAAGTACCAATTCCTGGTAAACCGAATATGTATAGATACAAACTTGATGCTACGGAATATATGACGAAATTAGCGGTAGCTTCAATTGTATTTCCAAACTTGTATGATGCTGAACTCCAGGATTCTTATGGTGTGAAAACACCTGAAGATTTGTTAAAAGAGATGATTGACGATCCTGGGGAATATAATGAATTGCTTTTGTTTATTCAGAATTTCAATGGGTTTTCGGCGCTAGATGAGAAGGTAGAAGAAGCAAAAAACTAATAGAAGGAGGTGATAGTGATGCTAATATTGCTTACTATTGCCTCCATAAATTCCATATGCTTCCTAGTGAATATGTAAATTTAAGTGATGAGGAAAAAGCATTCATTATGGCTGCGATTCAGATTAAAGCGGAACAAGAGGATAAAGAACGGAAAAAATTGGAGAGAACGACAAAAAGAATGAGAAGGAAGTAGAGATTCAAAGTTTCTACTTCCTTCGCTTTTTTTTATATGAAAGGCGGGTGAGATGATGGCAAGTATTAGCACACGAATACAGTTATATGATGTGGTAACTGGACCGCTTCAAAATATAAGTAACGCTCTTAGTGCAACTATAAATGCCTTTCATGCACTTGACCGAGCCGCTAGTGGTACGTTTGATACAGCAACTTTTAATTATGCTAAAGAACAGATAAATGCAGCTAACGCTTCAATTGTTCAGATGGAAGAAAATATAAGACAAAACGAAGAACAGCAGAACAGGTTTAATGAATCTCTTAATCGAGGGGCTTCAGCCGCCAGTAATCTTGAAAAGAAACTGGGAAATTTAATCAAAACATACATCAGTATACAATCAGCAAGAAAAATTATTGATTTAACAGACCAATTAACTNNCTTTTACGGAATTATTGAATAAAAATTTCATTGTTGCGGGGGCTTCAAGTAGAGAAGCGGCTATGGCTATGTATCAGTTAACTCAAGCGATGGGGTCCGGCAGATTACAGGGCGATGAATTTCGGAGTATTATTGAAAATGCTCCACTGTTGGCAAAACATATCGAAGATTACATGATAAATGTTGTAAAAGCAAAAGGAACACTAAAAGACTGGGCGAGAGAAGGGCGCCTCACCGCCGATGTAATTAAAGCGGCTGTATTTAGATCGGCTGATGAAGTTAATGAACGATTTAATAATATACCTATGACTTTTGGTCAAGTTATGAATATAATGGGAAATATGTTATTGGAAGTTTTTAACCCAGTGCTTCAAGCAATAGGAAGAGGCGCTCAATGGATATATGATAACTGGTCAAAAATTGAACCAGTTTTTTGGGCTTTAGCTGGTGCTGTTGGTGCATATGTGATAGCCACAAAAGCCGCAGTAGTATGGACAGGATTAAAAGCAGCCGCAATGGGAACGGCAGGAATAGCCGTTGGTTTTTATCATCTTGTAATGATGGCGGCGGCATTTGCTACAGGTAATTTAGCTTTAGCTCAACAACATTTAAATATGGTATTAATGGCGAATCCTATAATGTTGGTTGTAGCGCTTATTGGAATACTTATCTTCTTTATTTATAGATGGGTCCAATCAGTGGGCGGTCTCCAAATAGCTTGGAAAATCTGTATGCACAATATTTTAAAAGCATGGGACGCAGTAAAAATTGGATTTTTTACTGGTGTATATTGGATTTTGAATTTATGGGATAGATTGGGTCTTGGAATTAAAACTGCAAGTATAGCGATTGCGAACTTTATAGGTAATATGAAGAGTAACGTTTTAATGATTCTTCAAAACATGATCAATGGGGCAATCGGGCTTATTAATGAATTTATTACTTTATTAAATAGAATACCTGGTGTTAGTATTGATACTGTTCAACAGGTAACCTTTGTAACTACAGCAAAATTA